ACTGCCATTGAGTTTACTCAAGAACAAATTCTTGAGTTCATGAAATGCAAAGAAGATCCTGTTTACTTTGCTAATAATTACATCAAGATTGTTTCTCTTGATGAGGGTCTGACTCAGTTTCATCCATACCATTTCCAAGAGAAGTTAATCAATAATTTCCATAACAACAGATTTAACATCTGTAAGATGCCAAGACAGACTGGTAAATCCACTACAGTAGTATCTTACCTTTTGCATTATGCTGTGTTCAATGATAGTGTAAACATTGGCATCCTTGCAAACAAAGCAGCAACCGCAAGAGAACTTCTTGGAAGGTTACAAACTGCATATGAGAACTTACCAAAATGGATGCAACAGGGTATTATTGCATGGAACAAAGGATCTTTGGAGTTAGAAAATGGCAGTAAGATATTGGCAGCTTCTACGTCTGCGAGTGCTGTCCGAGGTATGTCATTCAACATCCTCTTTCTCGACGAGTTCGCGTTTGTCCCAAATCACGTTGCTGACTCGTTCTTTGCATCTGTTTATCCTACTATTACTTCTGGTAAAAACACCAAAGTAATCATCGTATCTACCCCACATGGTATGAATCATTTCTACCGAATGTGGCACGATGCGGAGAAAAGTAAAAATGAATATATTCCTACAGATGTTCACTGGTCAGAAGTTCCAGGAAGAGATGAGAAGTGGAAAGAAACTACAATTGCTAACACTTCTGAACAACAGTTTAAAGTTGAGTTTGAATGTGAGTTTCTAGGATCTGTTGATACTCTGATTGCACCTAGTAAACTAAGAACACTAGTATACGACAATCCAAAAACTAGAAATGCTGGATTAGATTTATATGAAGATTCGAAAGAAAATCATGACTATGTAATGACTGTTGACGTAGCGCGTGGTGTTGGAGAAGACTATTCTGCATTTGTAGTTGTAGACATCACTGAATTCCCTCATAAGGTTGTTGCCAAATATAGGAACAATGATATCAAACCCATGTTGTTTCCCAATATAATTTACGAAGTAGCGAAGAGTTATAATAGTGCGTATATCTTATGTGAAGTAAATGATATTGGCGACCAAGTTGCTTCTATTCTTCAGTATGACCTTGAGTATCAGAATTTATTGATGTGTTCCATGAGAGGTAGAGCAGGTCAAATTGTTGGACAGGGGTTTTCTGGTAAAAAGACTCAACTTGGTGTAAAGATGTCCAAAACTGTAAAGAAGGTTGGGTCTCTTAATCTCAAGACTCTGATTGAAGAAGACAAATTATTTTTCAATGATTATGAGATTATCTCAGAGTTGACAACCTTCATCTCAAAACACAATTCATTTGAAGCAGAAGAAGGTTGCAATGATGACTTGGCTATGTGTCTTGTCATCTATGCCTGGTTGGTCCAAATGGACTATTTTAAGGAATTGACTGACCAGGATGTTCGTAAGAGATTATATGAGGAACAGAAAAATCAAATTGAGCAGGACATGGCACCATTCGGTTTTATGGACGATGGATTAGATGATGATAGTTTTACTGATGGAGAAGACAGGTGGTTTAAAGCAGATGAATATGGCGATAGGTCTTTTATGTGGGAGTATCTATCTTAATGGATTTAGATGGTCAGATTAAGTTAGGTCACTTACTTCTACAAGATAGAAGGTGTAGGACATGCAAAGATGTAAAAAATTTAGTAGAAGGATTCTATAGGACACGCAAGGACAGAGGTCCAGTAGCATCTTCATATTCATATGAATGTAAAGAGTGTACTATAAAGAGAATTATTGCTAGTAAAATGACTAGCAGTGTTTTTGATCGATGGGAATACCCAGATTGGTAGTTCACGTCACATTTCCCCTGTGAAAACATGGTTTTTAATAAATATTTTCAGTAAAACATGAGACCACGGAGAAAAAAACATGGCGACTCCTCAATTGTCTCCAGGCGTATTAGTCAGGGAGGTTGACCTTACAGTAGGAAGAGCTGAGAATGTATTAGATAATATCGGTGCAATTGCGGGACCCTTTAAAATTGGACCAGTTGACGAACCAATTGATATTCAAACTGAACAGCAACTCATCAACACGTTTGGTAAACCCATCTCTACAGATGCACAGTACGAGTACTGGATGAGTGCATCGAACTACCTCACTTATGGTGGAGTTCTTAAGGTTGTAAGAACAGACGATACCAACCTTAACAACGCTAATGCTGGTGTAGGTATTGCTTCAACAACTTCGTTGAAGATCAACAACTATGACGATTACGAAGCAAACCACAAAGAAACTGACAACACTTTCACTTATGCCGCTAAGAACCCTGGCACTTGGGGCAATGGTCTGAAAGTTTGCACCATTGACGATTTTGCAGATCAAACCGTTGGTATCGCAACCACTTCTCTCTCGCTTATGGGTGCAGAGGTAGGATTCGGTGTTACCGCTTCCTTGAGTGGAGTTGTAATTCCTGGATCTGGAACAACTTCTACGTTCAATGGATTCCTGAAAGGAATTATTGTTGGTCTTACAACTGACGCTGACGGCAATTCAAGCACAATTGACGTTAAAGTTGTTTCTCGTGTAGAAACTGTTGGTACAGGATCTACAGAAACAAAAATTTCTTATCAAGAAGGAACTTCCTTCGCAGCATTCGGAACTGGAACTGAACTGAACATTGTCAATAACTCTGGTGTTAATACCACTGGCGTACTTGGTAGTGCATTGACACCTGCAACTGCAGTTGACTGGTATGATCAACAGACTCTTGGATTAACCAACTCTGTTATCTACTGGAAGTCTATTGCTCCAAGACCAATTTCAAACGTTTATGTTACAGACAGAAACGGTAAGAATGATGGCATTCACGTTGCAGTTGTAGATGACACTGGAAGCATCACTGGAATCAAGGGTAACTTGATTGAGCAACATTCTAACCTTTCTAAGGCAGCAGACGCAGTTTCCAATGTTAATGCTCCTACGAAGATTTTCTACAAGAACTATCTTGCAGATTTCTCCGAAAATATCTACGCAGGTTACAACTACTCTTCAGCTATCACAACTAGCGGAGGTGCCACACTCGCTCCTACTGCTTCTGGTTTCTCCACAGACTTCACCGCAGTCACAACTGGAGATGGTCTCTGGGGTCAGGATGCACAAGACATAACCTTCTCTGTTATTGGTAACAAAACTTTCACTCTTGGTGGCGGTGTTGATTATTCTTCTATTGGAGGAATGAAGGCAGAACTCTCTAACCTGATCACTTCCTACGGTCTTTTCGCTAACAAAGATGAGATTGAAATTGATTATCTGATCATGGGACCTGGTTGTAGTGAAGAATCAGATTCTCAAGCAAAAGCAAACTATCTTATCTCTCTCGCAAATGGAAGAAAAGATTGTGTTGCTGTTGTAGGACCTCACAGAGGCAACCTTGTCAATGTTACTAACACAACGACTCAGACCGATAATCTGATCAACTACTTTGCACCATTGACTTCTTCTTCTTATGCAATCTTCGACAGTGGTTATAAGTACCAGTTCGATAGATTCAACAACATCTTCCGTTATGTTCCATGTAACCCCGATGTTGCTGGTCTGATGACTCGCACTAACTTGGTTGCATATCCTTGGTTCTCTCCTGCTGGTCAGCAGAGAGGGGTTATCAATAATGCAGTCAAACTTGCATACAACCCAACCAAGGCACAGAGAGACAAACTCTATCCTAACAGAATTAACTCCTTCATCACTACACCTGGTCTCGGAACACTTCTGTTTGGTGACAAGACTGCTCTCGGATATGCATCTGCATTCGACAGAATCAACGTTCGCCGCTTGTTCCTGACAATTGAGCAAGCACTCGAAAGAGCAGCACAAGCTCAACTGTTCGAATTGAACGATGAACTGACTAGAGCAAACTTTAGAAACATCGTTGAACCATACCTCCGTGACATTGAAGCGAAGAGAGGACTCTATGGATTCTTGGTTGTTTGTGACGCAACAAACAATACCCCTGATGTTATCGATAATAATGAATTCAGAGCAGACATCTTCCTGAAGCCTGCTAAGTCCATCAACTACGTAACGCTTACCTTCGTTGCTACCAGAACTGGCGTCAGTTTTGAAGAAGTAGTTGGTAGAGTTTGATAATATCATCTAAATAACAAAAGGAGGATTAAAAAATGGCACATTCACTTACCGACTTTAAATCCAAACTGATTGGTGGCGGCGCTCGCCCCAATCTGTTTGAAGTCGAGATCACACCTGGCGATCTGCCTTCTGGGATTGCCGCTCTGGATGGAGACACTTTTAAATATATGTGTAAGGCAGCAAACCTGCCTGCTTCTAACGTAGCATCAATCGACGTTCCTTTCAGAGGACGTACTTTCAAAGTTGCTGGTGATCGTACATTCGACACCTGGACCGTTACCATCATCAATGACACTGATTTCAAAATCAGAAGAACGATGGAAGAATGGGCACAGTTCGTTGCTAACTATCAAGAAGCGTCTGGTGCAACTAACCCTGCTGACTATATGGCAGGTGCTACCGTTAGACATCTTGGAAGGAAGAAGTCCAACATCGGTTATGGTGAATCTAATTCCAAGGGAACTGGTCTTGAGACAATTGCAGTCTATCAGTTTGCAGATATTTTCCCAACTAATATCTCTGCAATTGATCTTTCTTATGACACCACTGATACCATCGAAGAATTTACTGTAGAATTCTCCGTTAACTACTGGTATCCCGATTCTAAGAGTGGATCCAAAGGAAATAACGCTTGATATTTGACTATCTAAATAGTCTAAGGAAACTTAGATTTATATAATCATGTCCAAGTTATTTGGGTTCTCTATTGAGGACACCGAACCACTATCTCCAAGTGCAGTCAGTCCCGTTCCTCCTAACAATGAGGACGGGGTTGACCACTATATGAGTAGTGGTTTTTTTGGTTCTTATGTTGACATTGAAGGCGTATATCGCACTGAGTTTGACTTAATTAAAAGATATCGTGAAATGGCACTTCACCCAGAAGCGGATAGTGCCATTGAAGATATTGTAAATGAAGCAGTTGTTTCCGATTCAAATGACAGTCCTGTAGAAATTGAACTGTCAAATCTTAATGCTAGTGATGGCATTAAAACTAAGATCCGTAAAGAATTCAAGTATATTCTAGATTTATTGGATTTTGATAAAAAAGCACATGAAATCTACCGTAACTGGTACATTGATGGTAGACTTTATTATCATAAAATTATCGATCTTAAGAATCCTCAAGAAGGTATTCAAGAACTTCGCTATATTGACGCAATGAAAATGCGTTATGTTAGACAGCAGAAGAAAAAACCTGGTGATAAAGGAGCATCTGCGGTTTATAAACTCAAGAGTGATAATCCTATGGATTATGACTTCCCTGAGATTGAAGAATACTTCATCTATAATCCAAAGTCAGTTTATCCAACTGGCAACCCAATGCAAACTGGGGCGTCTCAAGGTATTAAGATTGCTAGAGATGCGATTACATATTGTACATCTGGTCTTGTAGATAGAAATAAGGGATCAACTCTTTCATATCTTCATAAAGCAATCAAGTCTCTCAATCAACTTCGTATGATTGAGGATTCTCTGGTCATCTATCGTTTGTCTAGAGCACCTGAGCGTAGAATTTTCTACATTGATGTTGGTAATCTGCCTAAGCAAAAGGCAGAACAATATCTTCGTGATGTCATGATGCGTTATCGCAACAAGCTTGTATACGATGCAAACACAGGAGAGATCCGTGATGACAAAAAATACATGGCAATGCTTGAGGATTTCTGGCTTCCTAGACGAGAGGGAGGACGTGGTACTGAAATTTCTACTCTTCCTGGAGGTCAAAACCTTGGTGAAATCACGGATATTGAGTACTTTAAGAAAAAGTTATACAGATCACTCAACGTCCCCCCGTCTAGAATGGATGGCGAAGGCGGATTTAATTTGGGAAGATCCTCAGAAATCCTGAGAGATGAACTGAAGTTTACTAAATTCGTTTCACGTTTGAGAAAAAGATTCTCCAACATGTTTAACGACATGCTGAAGACTCAACTTATTCTCAAAAATATCATCACTCCTGAGGATTGGGATTCGATGAGTGAGCATATTCAGTATGACTTCCTCTACGATAATCACTTCTCCGAACTGAAAGAAGCAGAACTTCTTAATGAAAGACTGACTCTTGCTCAGACTGCAGAACCATATATCGGTAAGTATTACTCTCAAGATTACGTTCGTCGTAAGATTCTGCGTCAGACTGATGTAGAAATCCTCGAACAGGATGCACTAATCAAGAAAGAAATCAAGGATGGTGTCATCCCCGATCCTGCAACTATCGATCCTTCTACTGGATTACCATTTGCACCTGAGTCTGCTGCAGGTATGGATTTAGGTAAACCGCAAATGGAACCTGAAGCAGACGGATCTGCTACCGAAGCACCAGAACTGCCCAAGGGTGGGGAGATATAAATATATCTAGTTGTTTACTATACAATTCCCAATGGATGACCTTTTAGATATGATGATTGCTGATGAGTCACCATCTCAAATCAGTGATGCTATCAAAGATATTTTGTATTCTAAGTCTGCGGAAAGACTTGATGCTTTTCGTCCGATTGTAGCGAATAGCATGTTCTCTGGTGAAGATCAGATTGAAGTTGAATCAGAGGAAGAATAAATAGAAAATAAAGTCCTATCAGAGTATCATAATGGCGCTAGCATCTACAGAAGTTACAACAAGTGCATATGTCAAGATTGGTGATAATACCGCAACCATTACCTTTCAATGCCAGAGTAACAACCCAATTGTAGTTAACTTTACTGCTTCCGATTCTGCTCCAACAGCAACATCACCTGGATTAATATATAAGCATTTTGAGGGAGAAGTAAAGAAAACTGTAACTGATTTAACTCACGTCGGTAGTGCTGCATATGTTTGGGCGAAAGCACTTACTGGAGGAACAGCAACAGTAGTTTATGAGGATGCCTGATAATGTCTGGAAAGAATCCTTTTCTTGGATTGGGACTTGGTAGTCCATTTTTATCTTTTT